AATGAAGCAAATGCAAAACATATTCTCCATGCAATAAAAATAGCCTAGTAAAAAATCAGTCTAGACTCATATTACAATTTGGACATTTATGTTTCCCGTGCCGGAACAACCAGTATAGGATGCCTGGTAAAACACCTAATAATAGTAAGATTATGAAAGCAAGCCACCCAAACCTATGTTTTGGACGTATAATCTTATGACAATAGGGACACTCTATTTTTCCAGGGGGAATAGAAGATATATCCTCGCCGCTCATAATAATAAAAAATATAATCAATAGGTATTTATAAGAGAAAAAATACTAGATACCCCTCCATTTATTCAAAATATTGTTTTTAAGAACCGACACAGCCTGCCTACGGATACCCTCCAATGCATACCCCATGTATCGGGCGGGTGGGGGGTTGGATCCCCAGGAGCCGGGGTGATGGACCACTGCAGCGTATATTTCCCTGCCCTCTATTTCGAATCTGAGGGCTCGGGCTCGGTGGGGACGGATAATGTGTGGCCGGGTGCCATACTCTACATAGGGGGCATACTCTACATCGGTTCCTATTATGACCCTGGGGGGATCCACATCATATTTTATAGATCTGTATAGTCGGCCGGTTCTGATGCTTCTTCGCTCCATTAATCGTTTCCGGGCTTGTTCAACCCCGATTCGGCCTAGTTGGTCAAGGGTTAGGTTGATGGCTTGGTGGTATGTCTGGATGAGGCGTTGGAAGACCCGTGCTATATCCTGTATATTATATTCTACCGAGATCAACTACCCATCACCATCTCCCTTATATTCTTTATACGGTCTCTTATACGGCTTCGTGAGGTGATGCCCACGGTTTTAACCTCGGATAGGAATGTGAGGTCAAAAATAAATAGTGTTAGTGGATCCTCCTCCAACATCCATATTTCACTCGGCGGTTTATGTAGTAATATCGAGGTCTCCAGGACCCGCTGTGCTAGGCGGCTTCCTGCGAAATTTCCGGCCTAACTCCTCACCCTTACTAACTTTACCCGCCACCGCCAGACTAATCTGAGTCATTACATCCAATGCATCTTCATCCGGTGGAATAGGCTCTACACTCATTTTAAATATCTCCATCTGTAGACTCTCAATCTCCTCACTGATTTTCCTAGCCTCCTCAAGATCCTTAGGCTTCTTAGTCATCAAGTCTCCCCACAGTTGTAGATAGGGGAGTATCGCCGGCTTCAACGGCTTCAACCGATATTTTCTACCGTTGACTTCAAATTCTTCAGTCATCAGTAACCACTCTCTGTATTAACGAGGGTGAACTTAATTATGTCGTCTGCAGTCGGTTTCAAAGCCACGAAATTAATGTTCTGTATAATTCTCTCCCGTCTGTCGATTGATGCCTGCGCCTCACTATAGACTATTCTCGGTATATCTATCTGTAACTTATAGTTGTATGTCGCCTCGATCACCGCCCCCTGCATAAGAATCTGGAGGCTGCTCTCTGTATCACTCAGGAATTTATCCATTTCACTGGTTGAGTCGAATGCAAGACTGAATGACCCCGCCACCTCAATATAGCCAAGTTCAATCCTATCCAACTGCCGTGAACCAAGGACAAAAGCATCGTCGACAATATTATTCGCTATGTTTATCTCCGCCTCTATCAAGTTTGCAGCCACGCCACCGACCTGTATACTCGACACATCATAGAATGCAATTGGATCTAGTGTTGGGAAACTCGGTGTCGACAAAGCCTTTAGACTCAGGGTCTTTCCAATAATGTCGACCTCACCCTGGAATAACTCGTTTGGCGATAGGCGTAGGGATACGCCCTCGATGGCGACTCCCACAGCCTGCTTAGCCGTAACCTCATCCAATCCAACTTCAACCGTCCAAGTCGGTATCGAATCACTAGGGCTGAATATATGCTGGTATGTATTGGGGGCGTTTACAGAGTCGGGTTGGCTCGTAGCCACTTGACCCAATAATCCCAGCAGGATCTCCCCAATATTCTCATAATGAATATTCCATCTCCAGCCTCCACCGACCCTCTCAGTCCCCGGCCTCCACTTACTCCTCTGTCTACTCGATACATCCTCCTGGATAATCCTCTCCTTCTGCAACTGTATATCCTCACTGACTATAGCAATGTATTTCGATAGTGCCGCTGCAGAGCCGAAACTCGCCTCCTTACCCAAACCCAAATACCTAGCCATCAATTCTCACCTCCACCAAATACATATCCCCTATGTAGGGCGACCACCCGGCCCGACGCCATATAGGCGACCAGGCCGGGCGACGCCTGTCTGGGGCTTGCCCGGCCATATGGCCTCTAGGCCCCCTACTTGGGTATACATCTTATCCGCAGGATGACTCCTGCAGTGTTATCATTTAGATTTTGGAACTGCTCTCTCTCCACAAATTCGAGGGGTTCCAATAGGTTTCCACCTAGTTCAAGGTCATTCATAAGTATGTCATAAATATCCCAGCCGAGGTCACTTGCATCACGTAGGGCTTGACTGGGATTAGTATTATGTGTAACAGCAAGTATCTCAAAGCCGAAACTAGGCCGGTGTCTCTTCACGTCAATCCATTCAAACCGGTCTCTCCACGATAGAACAGAGACCAGGGGGTAGTCAGGGGGGCGGATGACGAAACTCTTGTAGACGCCCTTTACCTGTGTTAAATTATTCTGGAATAAATTAACGAGGTAGTCCCATATCGTGTTGTAACTATTTTTCATCGACATATCTAGACCACCCTCCTATACCTGTCTAAAACCATCTTAATATCATCAGTGACAACTCTATAATCAGCCAACTGAACCTTGAAGTCGTCGACACGCACAAGTATACCCATCTTATTCTGAACCATAATTTGCAGTATCCTGGCTGCTATGCGGGCCGTCGCATCATCAATAGCAGGTGGAATCGACTGATACCCATATGTATATGTAACCTCAATATTCCCAACTCCCTCCGGGAACACGGTGGACTTCAACTTTACTAGGCCGGACCTATGCCATACATAATCACTTGGGTCAATCGTGGATCCATTAATCTTAATGCTTGAAATATTTGTTACGGGATAGTTCCGGAGCAATAAATAATTCTTTCCATTGCCATCATATACCTCAGTAACCTGTTGACTCCCGAAACTCCGGCCCGTATATAGATCCACATACCCCTCAGCAGCCGGAATCAAAACAGTCTCTATCCAGGAGGTAAAACTAGCGTCATCTGTAAACCCCAGGTCCGAATATTGAACCTGGGCATACTTCTTAACCTTATCACTAGATGTATACGCCATCCCTCATCACCAATCCTTAAACAAATATTTGAAGTATTTCTTGAAGCGACTGGGGATATCCGGCCAGTCATCGAGGAATAATCCTAGGCCAAACCACCTTATCTCAGGGATTGGAGCATATATGTAAAGTATGAGGCCCGCCCACCAGTGGTGAAGAAAATTAAATAGGCCTTCGACAATATATTGCTGCCATGGTTTAAGATGCATAAACCACTCCGAGTTTGTAACTTTAAAGTCGATTTGTTTCCCGAATGAACGTCCAAATAGGAAGCCTATTGCCACCCAGGTAACTACAACTAGATTGATCTCCATCAGTATCTCGCCTCATACATCTTCAAAATCCTATCGAGTAATAATCCGATGTCCCGTCCAACTGGAGTAGTATAGTAGTGCTTGGTCTTATCGTGATACTCAAAGCGGATAAGTTTAGGGTCGAATCTCTTACATAATACAGATAGGTATGACTGGCTGGTCCCGAGTTTTAGAGCCAACTCTCTATGTGTAATCCCCGGGTTCTTCGCTATTATCACCAACGCCTTATGAATCAACCCAAACATTTTTATTCACCTGATAAAAAGTGGTTAGGGGGATTCAACCAACACAAGTTTAACGCCTACTACTTCAATTGTAAGATCCTCGGCAGCAGCACCTGCATTAGAACCAGAGACAGATATACTAGATCTTGCTGTTATCAAATCACCATAAGTAGCCTCTAAATCAACACTCGCTAAATCTGGAATAACCTCTCCATCTATAGATATTGAAGATACCGTTACATCAGCCCCTTTTGTTATGTTAATCTGTTTTATTAACCAAATCTCATTCTTTGGAATATTTATAATCGCAACTCCATTTCCACCAGCCGCTATAGACACCGTCGCCGAATCCTTCAATGTTTTTGTTATATAGTTTCCTACACCACTATGGAAAAAATGTCTAAACGCCATCTCTCACCACCTTATGATAAAAAGTGTGAGGGGGAGACGCCTAGGCTATCAACTCCAGTCATTACGGCAGTCCCTTGATCAACCCTAGGAACTCTGGGGCCTGATCCACGAGGGTTCCATACCACTTCACGATAAACTCGACGGCGTCACTGGTCTTAGCCAACTCCTCAACCGTTATGTCCTGCAGTACCCCGAGCCAGACATAGTCGGTATCGACAAACAATATCATCCTACCATCTGGGTTGGTGGTGGCGTCATATGCTTGGGAAGGCATAAACCTACTGGTTACGAATGGTATTCCTGCATATTCTAGGGCGGTGATTCCACCGCTGACCTCGGTGACATTCACGAATCTCTGGTAACTCTGTAGCAGCCCCTTCAGTGAGGCGAATGTGAATGGGTCGGTGATAGCCACCTTAGGCGATGCACCTACATTCTCCAGGTTAGCCAAGAGTGTATCGATGTCGCTTAGGGCTAATGCGGCTCCAGCCTTATCCGTCACCTGCCCGGATGCACCGGCGTCCTTGATCAAGCCGTCGAATGCGTTAGCGTTAACTGTAGTGTCGCCATTCAATATAGTGTTCTCGAGTTCCTCCATAACTGCCTGGGTCGCCAATTGGATCTCCATCTGGTAGGCATTGATAAAACCTGATTTAGATGCCACAGCCAACGCTGGGCCGGACACCTTACCCCTGTGCCTCAGGTACTTCACTGGTATACTCTTGGATTCGAAGGTGTGGGCGGCATAGGTTGGTACATCGGTCTCGGCACCCCATGAAGCCGATGCCTTGGCAGTAATCCTATTGAAGTCAACGGATTTCCCTCTGACAGTCCTTCTGGGTATTAACTCTAGAACCGGCGTCTTCTTCCTACTGATGTCGATGAAGTCTGGCTCCACGAAGACCGGCCAAGTGATGTCTCCTACAAGCAGTTTCTTCAACTCCGCCTCAGGTATCTTCGTCAGCCTCTCCTTCAGTTCACTCCTCTTGTCAATGCCTCTCCATGGATCAAAGTATACTGTACCCTCGGGTAGGTCCCCAAACGCAATCTTATAACTATTCATAGTTCTCACCTCCATATTTCAACTTGATTAGATCAAACAAACCCCTGATACGGGGCTTGTCTTCAAGGGGCATGGGTTCACTGTGGTGGCGTCGAATAGGCTCTCCCTCCTCCTCAACAGGGGCCTCATCCCCTCCCCCAACCTCCAACTCCTCAGTATCAACTGTCTCCTGGTCATTAGATATATAGTCTCCAAATGTAGTTGTGTCGGAAAACTGTATTTCTGAAGTGGATGAATTAGTATCCTGCTCCACACCACTATCTGCAGTCGTATCTTCTCCATCAACCACCAATTCCCTAAGTATTCTCTCCTTCAGACTTTCTCTTAGACCCTTCTCTAAGGGCGACTCTTCATCGACATACTCGATTTCTCCATCCTTATTCATGGTAGCCACCTCACCGATAAGCCTCATATTCTCCACAATCCTATCGAGTAACGCAATCTTCTCCTCGAGAGCCTCAATCCGCTCAAGCAATATCTCCGTCAACGACTTGTACTCCGGCGGCTCCTTACCAAACTCCCGGTAGTGTTTAGCCAAATGGTTATACACCTTCTTCCGATCCGACTCCGGTATCCTAACTCCACCCCGGGCACCCATCAAGGCAGCCATTGCAGCAGCGACTCCACGCCAAACCACTACAAACTTACCGTCCCGAACATCATGGTGAGGCAGTTTATAGGAACCGAAGTTCTCGGGGTCAGAATCATCATACCATGCAAACCCCTCGGCATACTTCCCCCAATCAATCTTATCCTTGTCACCACTGCCGTCTGAGGAGGCCCATTTACGGAGCCGCTTCTCAGCAGCATCCGCATCCCAACCCCCCTCTTCATCCTTACCATAGGAGACATTGTGGCGGGGGACAATCCCCTTATACTCCATAATGACGGCCGAGGGATTAGCAGGCACATCAACCACACTGATCTCCACAAGCCTCAGATCATCGATTACCCTTACACCATTCTCGATGTGGTAGTTATTGATCCAGCCGCCTACTGATAATGCGGTGAGGACCCCGGTCTTGATTTTCCATATGACATCTGGGTCAACAATGTATCCCTGAATAATCAACTGTCCATCGTCCACTAGAGCGTGGGTGACACGGCCCACCGGCTCGGGCCGATGCATATACCGGATAGTCGGGAACTTCATATATTGTTTCAAGGCTTTTCTGAGGGCCTCGGGGGATATTCTGTCACCAGTCTCGTCGACAGCATCACTGGCAGCGACTCCATGTATATAGAGACGATCCTCATCCTCAACAGTCTTCTGGATGGGGAGGGTCTTTATAACCTGTAGTTCATAGGTTGTTTCAGACATAGCCCTCGCCCCAAACAAGATCTACAAATTTTATTTTGTATCAAAAAATATTTTTTGTTACAAATACACATATTTACACACTTATGAAACAATAAAACTATCCAATGAAATTGGAAAGTAATTGGAAAGAATGTGGAAAGATAATTTTGCCTTATTTAATGGAGAAACTCGAAAATTTAGCCTCTTTTCCCGAAAATCATCTTTTCAACTTTCCACCAAACAATATACCTACATTATTTTTAGTTGATGTAGGATTTTATAGAGCGTCTTTCTATTGATTCCCAACTGCCTGGCTAACTGTGAAATTGTTTCCTGGGAAATCTTATCTTGCAGAATGTCTCTTAGCCGCTCTACTGTGATTTCATCCCCGTGATATATTTTTGCGGCGATATCGCCGGTGACTGGGTGTATATCGACTGTGCAGTTTGGGTGGAATGGCGGTAACGGGGTTTTTTCAATGGGATAGATTCCCCGGAGTTTCCTATCGATTTCAGTTGATCCAGGGCCTACCTCAATATATTGGATGTTGTTGTTTAGAAACATGTAGTATTTTGTGTGGATATAGATCCGGTGTAATTCAGTGAATAAAATTGTTTGTATCCTTGATCTATAGACCCTGAATATGTGGCGGATATTATTCATTGTCTGAAACTTGTTTTGGGTTCTTTTACGATACAGGTCGATCTGGACCTTTATACGATTCTCCAATTCATTTAATGCATTACCTATAT